CTGCGCTTGAGCAAGCGAAGAGCCGTCGTCGGTGGTCATGGTCTGGCCGAGCACGGCCTTCGACATTTGCGCGTCGACGAACTCAGCCAAAGCGCCGAACACGCTCTCGCCGCGACCGCTTTCGACCTTGATGAACTCGATCTCCATGCCCATCGGCACAATCGCCGCCGCGTCAACGGCGATGGACCGCACGGCCCGAAGCAGCGCCCGCTTGTCGTCGCCGCTCGCCTGGCTGTGATAGCGCCCGAGGCGCAACGGCATGCCGAACACATCGACGAACTGGAGCCAGTCTTTGAGCGTGTAGCTCTTGATGAGCCAGGCCCAGGCCGACAGCCGGGCTAGGCCCTGGCGGATCGGGATGCCCGATTTGATCTTCGGCACATGACCAATCCATTTGCCGGGTGCCAGCTCAGGACCCTCTTCCATGCCGTCGATGCGCATGCGCAAGGAGCGGCGCGTGGTCTTGTCGAATTGGAAGAAGCGCGGGTCACGCCAGATGAAATCAACCGGCGTCCATCGATCGGCGTCGGTGTGCCAAACAATCTCGACCACCGAATAGCCCTTGCCGAGCGCATCGAGCATGTCCTCCATCGCGTCGATGAAGGTCGGCGTTTCGATGAGCGCCTCGACCGCCTCTGCGATTTCCTGGTCGGCGGCGTCCTCGCTCGCTGCCTCGACGATTGGCGCGACGTTGCAGACGGCCGATTTGCGGGTGGAGAGCACCGAGCCATAATGCCCGTCGCGCTCCTCCATTTCCTCGGCGAGCGTGAGGAAGTCGGTGGCGTTTTCTTCGGCCGCATCGCGCAGGATGGCAGCCAGGCGTGGTGGTGTCAGACCGTTGGCGACCGTCTCGCGGAACATCTGCGCCACGCTGGCTGTCGTCGCCGATGGCTCTTCCCACTCCTTGGTGAGCTCGCTCTTCTTGTAGGTCAGGGGGGCGCCATGCTTGTCGATCAGTCCGCTCACCACAAACCTCCTTTTACTGATGGAATGGTGAAGCTCGAGGAGCGCCGGGCCGAACCTCTTCCATGATTGTCGTCGAGATCCTTATTCGGCCGGCCGGACGTGTAATCATACTCGGCGTGGTTCTGCCGCGAAGCGAACCAGGCGAGCACATAGGCAATAGCCGCGTCGCCATGGCGATCAAATCCATCGGCGCCCTTGGTCGAGTGATCGTCCGGCACCTTGATGATGCCATTCACATACTGCAGGCCCTGCAGATCCCGGACGGTGTCTTCGTCCTTGGGCAGCCAGACCTCGCCACCCGTCACGGCCTCGGTAAAGGGCGTTGAGTTTTCCCGGTACCAGGCCTGGGAGAGCATCACTTCGACGATCTTCTCGCCATATTTCTGGGCGGCGACCTCTGCCAGGTACTGGCCGTTGCCACGCGCATCCATGGCGCCGCCACCAAGCTTCGGGATCCGATCGAGCGTGTAGAACAGAATGTCGCGCTGGGTCTCGAACGGCACATTGCGCAGCTCGATCTGAGCCACCGTTCGGCGAACGAGATCGCGCCCCATCTCGTAGATCGCGATCACGGTGAGGTCGCCAGAACGGGCAAAGTCCTCGCCGAAAACGTGCGTAAGGAACGGGTTCAGATTGGCCAGAACCGGCTTCAGATGCTTTTCACACCAGGCGAGGATATCGGCCTCGCGGACATGCTGCGGCGCATTGCGGAAATCATCATCCTTGACCAGGCGGATAATCGGTGCCTTGGACTTCATGGCCGCTTCGATCTGCACGCGGGTGAGCGCGGTACCTTCGGCGTCGGCAGGGATCGCGTCCAGCTCCTGCTTCATGGCGGCGGTACGCGGGCCATAGGACCCACGGATCTGCGCTTCCCATTCGCGTTCGCCTTCTTCGGTCCACTCGATCCCCTTGATGAGGCAGACGCGTTTGTAGAGGCCGTTGGCGATCGCGGTGGCGAATGGGATCTCGTGCAGCGAGAAAGGCCGTTTGCCGGCGATGATCTCGCGCACCAGCTCGTTGAACGGTGAGAGCACGCCATTGTGGGTAGAGATCACGCGGATCTTGCCGCCCCAGATGAGCAGCGCGTTCACCGCGTCGAGCACGCCGTGCACGTCCTGGTGGAATGCAGCCTCGTCGATCACCACCACGCCCTGCAGACCACGAATGTTCTCTGGCCGCGACGACAGAGCCTCGACACGAAAGCCGGAAGCGAAGCGGATGCGGAATGCAGAGATGAACTTCGAGGTGCCGTCCTTGCGCTTGTCCTCGAACAGAAAGTCCTCGATCTCGACCAGCCGCTCGCCCAGCTTCTTTGCGAAGTGGGCGACATAGCCGATGAACTCGCGGCCCTTGTCTTTCGTGTCGCCGATATAGAACACATTGTCGCCACCGGCCTTGCGGTCGGCCGCCGCGATCAGCGTGTCATCCTGGGCTTCGGCAAAGGTGATGCCGGTGCGCCGGCCTTTGACCGCAAGCTTCAGGTCCGACTTATCTTCAAGCCATTTGACCTGATGGTCCATAAGGATGCCATCGGCGAGCGGGTCGAGATCATCGGGGATCTCGGCGCCGCGCGGCAAGGCATCTGGCAAGCCGGCTTCATCGCGAGAAAGCACCTGCGGATCGTCTTCGATCTCGATCTGCTCTGCCAAGGCTGCGCTCATGAACGGACGCCCAAAACGTCGCGGCGGATCTGTGCCACCTGCTCTTTGGACAGGCCAACCTGTGCGCCCGCCTTGTCGACGGCCTCGGTGACCTTCTCTTCAAAGTCTTTTTCGACTTCTTTCCTGCGTTTGGTAGAGATGCCCTGAGCCTGCGAGGCTTGGCGCAATGCGCTCGCAAGTTGCATCGCCTCTTTTGGGATGATCTCACCCTCTCCCGAGCAGGTGATGATCTCGAAAATGAGGGTTTTGATAGCCTGCCCAGCGACGATGGTTAGATCATCTGTCGCGGCTGCATCAAACGTCTTTGCGAGCGACGCCACGATAGCGTTGGTGTCATCCATTCGCCGGGTTATCTGTGCTAGTTTGATAGCCTTGCGGTTGAAAGACGAAAATGATGGGATAGTGAATTCCAGCTCCCCACGAAACTCTTTCTGAATGTCCTGGAGCTTGGCGTAGAACTCCTGGTAGATGTCTGTCTGTGTTCGGTCGCGCCGGCGCAGTTCCTCGTTGGCCCATGTGACAACTGGTGCACAGGCTGCAGGTAGCAGCTCAATGCTCGATAACCGTCCGCGACCCTCTGGCGCTTTACCGCTGTTATGGCCTATGCCCGCCATCTCATCCCGCCCGTGTCGGCGAAGGCCGCTGGACACCAGTCAGAACATCGCGCAGCTGAACATGGTCGAGACCACGATCGGTGATCTCGGCGACGATCGCGGATCCGGCCGCAATCAGTTTGACCGCACCGACCTGGCTCTCCAGCCAGCGCAGCTGATCGGCGAGATAGTCACGCGTTTTATTGTGGCCAAAGGTTTCCAACTCGCGGAGCAAGAGCGCGTCGTTGAGCCGGTAGTCCGTTTGTTCGGCCAGGGCTCGCAGAATGATCAGCCGGACGTTCTCATTGGTGAAGGCGCTGTAACCGGCCAGGCGATCAAGAGGTCCGTTCATCGGCTGTCCTTTGCAAGGCTAAGCAGGAAGTCTTCGATCCTGGTGACGGTGAGGTTCGTCTTCTCGGTGGTCCTCATGACGCCCGAAACACGTTCATCCAGCCGCGTTATGCTGTTCTGCACTTGATGCAATTCAGCGCGTGTAGGGCGCTGCTCAAGGTCGGCTTCAATGCGGTCAACACGGCGCAGGATTGATCCGACCTTTTGGTCGATCTTCTCTTCGGTGGTCGCGCTTTTGGGCGGACCAAAAATGGCCCACCCCTTGGAGCGAACCAAGGCGCCGACAAGAAGCAGAAGAGCAGCCAGAACGCCGCCCAAAGGCCCGGCATTTTCGACTAGGTATTCTGGGAGGAAGTCCATGCGAGCCACACCGTTGCGAGGGCCGTGACCATCGCGATTAGAAAGTACATGAGCGGCGCAGTCGTAGGCACGTCGCCAATGGAGAAGGCTCCTGCAATCGTCACCCAGATCCCGCAGGCGAGTGCCATGGCGACCCATCGCAAGTCATGGCGACGGCTGTGGTCGAAAAGGCTTGCCAACACCTGGCTGGTGCCGACACCTGCAAACAACGTGATCCAGAACCCCAGAGGAGCGATTTGGAAGGCGGCGTAGCTGTCGCGGTAGATCGTGGTCGGGTGGCGCCAGAAGAAGATCGCCCAGCCGATCAGGGCAAGCGAGCTCAGCAGCTCCACCAACCCTGCCGGATCGCCAAACAGGCGATCACGAAATCCGATCAACCAGGATTTGAACGGGTTCATCGCCGCCCCCCAATCAGATTTGAAATCACAGCGGCAACGCCGATCGCACCGGCCGCGCCGAAGTAGAACTTCACCACGGTGTCGAGCAGACCGAGCACAACTGCGCCGGGGTCCGGCGTGGTCGACCAGCCAAACATCGTGTCGATCACGATCAGCTTGAAGACAAAGGCCGCGACCACGTAACCGATGATCATCATGGGATGCCAAGGCGGCATTGCCGCATGGATCCGCAAGCGGTCGGTCTGCGCGTCGATGGCTTTTTCGACGACGCGGGTTTTCAGCTTGTCGGTTTCAAGCCCTCGATCAGCATGGCGATCGAAGCTGTCGAGCACGCGGTCGATCGCGCCCGATCCGATCGAACCAGTGACCAGGCTGATGGCGGCGCGTGCCAATCCTGCCAGTAAGGGCAATGGACTGAGCATCAGGCCTCCCGACGGTTCGGTGCGGAAGGCCGAGCGCCTACGCGCATCGGCGCGAACACCAGCCAAAGCGTGAGGTGGAAAAGCAGGTAGGCGGTCCAGACGTTCACGTTTCTACCTCCAAAACGTCCTTCACCAGCTTGGCGTATGGATGATTGGGATCGAGCAAAGTGAACTGCTGCCCCACAAACTCAGGGTCGTTCATGTCAAAAACCCGGCGCTCGAAGCTGACGAAGACCAACTCAGCTTTGCCAGGCTTGTCGTCGGTATCGACGGACAGCAGAAAAGGCCCGTTCGCGGTTTCGCTCACGCCACGTGCCTCCAGGTCTTGGCGTCGTGGAGCCGACGGCGCTTGATCTGCCAGGTGATGAACACCGCGCCGATGCCGATGGCGGCGAACGCCAAGCCGGGGTTGGCAAAAAGCCAACCGGTCAGAGGGCGCACCGCTGTCAAAGCACTGGTGACCTGCTCGCCGACAATTGGGATCGCGGCGACCACGCCTTCGTTCTCGGCGGCGGCAGCAGCGCCTCCGAACAGGATCGACACCCATCCGAGCAGGCCGCCGCGATCGGCATGCTTCACCGTCTGCGAGCCGCGCTGGCGTAGATCCGAAACCGTCATGTCCTCGCGGCCATGGTCGGGGCGTTGTT